CTCCTAGAAGGATTCGAACCTTCAATTCTCAGGTTTGAGCCGAGCTCCGTTACCAGTTAGGATATAAGAGCAAAAAAAGTCAGCCACACTGTGTTACACTTCGACGCTGAATGCGCCTGCAGGACGCCCAACTACTGCTCTGTTAGAGTATCAATCCAAGAGTGCTTTTGTCTCGGCAAAGACTGGACGAGTGTGGCTCATAGTATGTGAGATTGCCGTCTCACAACACTATGTTGACTAGACAACGAAGGGGGAATCGAACCCCCATAAACGCTTTTGCAGAGCGTCACCTAGCCATTCGGTAATTCGTTGCTGGTAAGGGTTAGTGTCTGCGGTAAAGGAAGACATCAAGAAGATTATCCAATCCATCGATATCATTCTGGCAATATATCTCCTTCACATCAGCTAAAAAAGCTTCCGGTGACATTCTAGCTAGGAAATCTGCCTTTTTCCAACCCAAAGAGATCTCTCCTCGATATTGTTCCTCTAAGGCAAGCACCAATCGTGCAAACTCTTCTTCTGTTGGGGTGCCTGGTACCAGGCCTTTTTTCTGCAGGTTCTTTAACTTAATAGCTAAAGTTTTTTGCATGGGATTTAACATCAACAAGCTCCTTTGCTGCGAAATACACCCTTATTAGTGCTCAAGATATTAGTACCCCCCTCCATAATAGAAGGATTTCGCTTCCTCTCTCTGATCAAACAACACTTTTTTGGTAGAAAGGTTTGCGAGGTAATAAAAGTCCACATCATCGCCGTTATATTCGGTGTTGAAATCATGAAGTTCTTGCGCTGTGGTGGGCAGCGTGAGATCAGTAAGGCCCTCTTCCTTGGTTTCGGGGTCGAAGAACTCTGACATGATTTCACTAACAAGCTCGTCAGTGGGGGTATCTACAGCAATTACAGCCACCGTAGCCTTTTTGATTGCCTCAGCATCGTCGTTGGCATCAAACTTGAACGACATACTTTTAACGGGGCCTCTTTCATTGACATACATCTTAACTACATACTTCATAATAAATCTCCTACCCCCTATTAGTGCTCAATAGGCCCACCAGGATTCGAACCCGTATGGTGCACCTTTGCGGGGGTCATCTAGCCGTTCAGTTATCTGTTGATATGACCCGGGGAGGAATCGAACCTCTATCCATCCACCCCACTTCTTAGGACCAGTTTAGAAGACTGGTGCGGGGAGCCTGGGTCAAATTGTTTGCATTCTTCTAGTGTTTCTAAAAACACCAGGTTCTGTAAAACTGATTTTAATATTGTAATCTTTTCCTGTTGAACTCTCATTGCCTGGGGGTTCTTTGGGTCAAGATACATATCAAAGTCGGTCAAATAAAAATCAGGAAAATATTTATGATATTTATCCCCCATTTTATAAGAGATATATCCTGGACGCGTCCAAGCTATACCCAGGTCATCTAGTCTATGAGCCAAGACCTCTTCCCACGAAGAGTCCAGTAATACTTGGGAACCGTCTTTGCAAATATACATTCTAGTGGACTTAACTAGCCTACGATGCCCCGAAGCTAAAGCTGCCTCGCGAATTTTCTCTTTTGCTTCCTCTGTGTGGTGGTGTCCTTTGAATGTAGGGTTTGCTCTCCGTTTCTCTTTGGCTGCATTATATAACCCTGACCTATGTAGTTTTTTGATTTTTTCAGAAGCTCTTTGTAGACTTTGCTCTGTAATAAAAGACCTCATATGCTCAATATTATCCCGGTATTCTTGAGCTTTAGGGTTTAACCTACACCAGCGGGAATGATTAGCTCGTTGACTCGAGCTCAAGCCTTCAAAAGGTAATTTACAATATTTACACTCTTTCATGCTTAATTAGTGTTAATTAAAAACGAAGAGCGATGCCCTTTCCCTTGGACGATAGACCCAAATCACTTACGTCTACACTCTGCTTCGTATTGCTTTGATAGAATAGAGGGATGCCACCGACCATAGCGATCAAACCACCCATCATTCTCATGACCAGCATAGCATAGAGATCTACAGTCATGAATGTCACACGAACTAAATGCTTTCTTATACAGACCACCCTTTCCAAACAACTCAGTCCTTCTGACTTTCTTGCTGGCAAAGCGTTTCATCTGCTTAGTGTTGTACCGGGAATAGTCAGTAACGATAGGTTCCTTGAAACTTCTACTCATTGTTGATCTCCCTCGTGTCTAATAATATAACAAGCTACCATCCTGAATTGAACAGGAATTTAGCCCGTACCAAGGGCTTGTAATACCTTTATACTATGGTAGCAAAATCATGTATGTTTAAGCACATCCTTCCAATAAGTATCAATGGCTTCTTGAGGGATTCTATTGATAACGAGCTCCACTGGCTCTAGAGGTTCCCCATTCATGACCTTCCTTGTTGCCTCGGTAACCTCAAGCACTCGTTCTCTGAGAGAAGGGCTCATTGTTTCCAAAACATCATCCATATTACCATACATCATGATAGGCTTCCCTTTATAAAATATGCGGTCCCTGGGGTTCGAACCCAGATAACAAGGTCTTCAGCCTTGGGTCCTACCAATTGGACGAAGCCCGCAAATATACTCGGTGTCCGACTTGTGGAAAGGGGCAGAATCGAACTGCCGCCCATCACATTTTCAGTGTGCCCATCTACCAACTGATGTACCTTTCCATGTAATACTTATGATCCATCTTCTAGAGAGCTTAAAAATTGTTCATTAATGTTTTCAAGTCCTATAACTTTAATGCACACCTTGTTTTGTTCAGAAACCATCTTTATTTTAAATTCATCCTTACTCCGCAGGAAATCATTTTTGGTATCAATGTAGACGTTCTTCTCCCTAATATAAAAATCAGCGTAATATCGATGCTCGACATTTTCCAAATCTTTCCATATTAAATAGCTAGGTCTTTCCCAAGGGATTTCTAGGGCATCTAGAAGCTTAGCACACATTATCTCCCAGCTACTTTGCAGATAAACTTTACCAGCGAAGGGGGAGCTATAACTTATCTGAACCTTCGAAGTATGTCCTCCAAGCTTTCTTTTAACCGCTAGCTCTCTAAAGAACTCTCTTCTACATTCTTCGCTACATATTTTTCTTAATTTTTTTCCTGGTGCACGATACAATACCTTTCCACATACTTTACACTTTCCTACAAGATCCTTTGGCTTTAAAACCCCTTTTTTAGGACTCCCACCAATTTTCTTGTAGTAGTCATGACCAGCCTGGGACTTTTTTTCTCTACTTCTCTTATCAAAAGTTCGTGATCGAGAGCATGGATAGCTACAGTACTGAGGTACTCCTTTCTTCTCTTTACGATAATCCTGAAAAAACTCTTTTCCACATGTTTTACAAATCATTGAACCTACCACCTACTTATATTAATGGGTGGTATTGTCTTAGGTTCAAAATCCAGCTGGGAGGACTCGAACCTCCGATGAATGCCTCTGTGTAGGAGAGGTGCCTTCGCCACTAGGCAACAGCTGGGTGACTCCCAATTGAATTAACCGAGCGTACAAAGGGTGAATAAACAGGGTCGAACTGTCACCAAAGCATCCACAGTGCCTCGTGCTACCATTACACCATATCCACCATAATATCAATCAACCATCACTGCCAAACATTTGTATCTGGGCTCTGGTGTATTGCTGCGTGTTACCAAACTTGAAGAACCTTCTTCGGCTACCAGCTCTTGCGACCACAATACCGAATGAGCTCCCCTCATACTCAATGATGTGCAATTCTGCACTTTGGAACCTCTCCCCTTTAAGAGGGTCAGTAGGCTGCTTATGATCAACAAAGTCCCACGAGTAGGTCTCCAACATATCGAAGTACTGATCCACCGTAATCTCTGCCATGTCTTCAGAAGGCCAGTGGTTGTAGTGATCGTCATAGCCAGCAACCTTTTCTCGAGCAAGTTCAAGTTTGTATAGCATCTTTCCCCCTTACATAACCTTTGCTTTTGCTTGCATCACATCATATGTAGACTTCACATACATCCCCATCTCATAGCACTCATGAGCAAGCCTGTGATCAAGGGGGAACTTAGCTACAGCAGTGGAAGTCAGGACAGGGTTCTGCTTCATTGAGGCATAGTCTTCAAGAGCTTTGTAGTAGCAAGCGAAGCGAACATCACCACCCACAGATCCGAGCTTCAGCAGCTGTGCGCTTTCTTCTTGAAGCCTTGCATCTCTGTCAGCCTGCTCCTTTTCTCTGCGCTCCGCTCTTTCAGCATCTTCTCTAGCTTTCGCGACCTGCTCAGCCTTTTCAAGGATTGCTCTACAGCGAGCTATCTGACTTTGTGTGACTGCCATAAGAGCTGCTCCTGCCTCTTCCACAATACAGTCAAGATGTTTCTGCACGCTGTAAGCAGCACTTACAGACAGCTTGCTTGCTAGGGAAGTGAGAAGCTCGTCAGGAAGAGCTACTTTTAAAACCTCTCCTGTATGGAAGGTTACACCGCGTAAGCGCATCTCGTAGATCTCACCCTGTGAGACCAGCTGTTTCTGCAAATCCTGTATTTGCTTCTGAGCTGCAACCAGCTCAGCTCCCATCTTCGACAAGGCACTGAAGGCACTGGTAGTTAATTCGAACTCAGCTATCAATTGTTTCTTTCTCATTTGCATCCTCTGGTACTAGTATAACCAGGCCTATCGCATTTTTACAAAAGCCACGACTGTTTCCTTCTCATCTGCAGCTTCCAGGACTAGTTAAATGGACTCATAATCCATTGAAATGCTTCTTCGTGAGAATCAAAGATATAACTCTTTTTTCGCGCCATAACCAGAGCTAGGGTAGAAAAGTTTTCTGGTGAAACATTCCCCACATACACATATGGTCCAGCAAGCCGCTTCACGTCTTCTTCGCTGTGATATGGGTCAACAGAGGGTCGCTGCCCCCTTTCTATGAGAATATGTGTGTTCTCAGCGCCGTATGGATCGTTAGTTATAACCAACCTCTGGGGCCATCTGAGAGGACTAACAGGAAACTCACATCCTACAATATTATTCGTAGCAAGCTCCTCGATATGTTCCTTATCTTCTTTCGCCAGCTCTCTCATATTAATTCTCCTTTTTAAGAACAGGTCCACCCCAGATCGAACAGGGATCAAAGAGTTTAAAAGCCACGACCCGACTTGAACGGTGTAATACAACCTTGAGAGAGTTGCGTGCTAACCTTTACACTACGTGGCCAATTTATGAACGGTGCGGGAGTTGAACCCACCTAACAGGCTTAAAAGGCCCGTGTATACCCGATTTACTAACCGTCCAAAAATAAGCGGTACAGGGTTCGAACCTGCATTGATGGATTAAGAGTCCACTGGATAACCTTTCTCCCAACCGCCTAAGAATAAAATGTTTGCAGCCCGTATAACCCAGGAATTTGGCATACCACAGTGCGCCAGCCAAGCTGGGTTACCGTGATGAGGATTCGAACCTCCTAAGGAGTCGTAGTTAGACTCACTGCAACCATATCAGTTCAATTTTGTGTAGGGATAATTCCCCTTGATTTCCCGAAGGAAAAACTTGCCAATCGATTCTGCAGCAACAAGATCGTTGTACACAGACTCTTCTACTGTGCGGTAGGCATACACACCACCGGACTTGAACTCAACCTCAAGGATCTTATTCTCCTTGTCGTACCCAACAGCTACAACGTTGGATGACTTGACTGGATTTCTCATATTATCTCCTCATTTTTAATCGTTCAATACTTTATAGACATCTTTTTCACGGATTTCAACGATAGGCTGCAGTGTGCATATTTCTTTTTGATGCTCATGCATTATCACAGCTCGCTTTACAAAAGAGACTTCTTCCCCAGCAAGCCCCAGCTCCAGCCCCTTACGCAGCACCTCGATAGGGTCAAACCCTATAACATCAGTATACCTTGTGACAAGCACTGGATACCCTTCGTAGCCCTCTTCACTATACATAGCTTCAACACTAGCCCAGCTACGCGTAGTTGCATGAGTGCGCTGAACCTTAACTGGCTGCCCTCTGCGTAGTTTTTCAACCACAGATTCCGCATCAATAGAAAACCATATGCGATACAGCTGCGAATATTTTCGAAACGCACCACACCTCTTTACCAGGGAAATTAGCTCTTGTGATATTTTAAGAGGCCTTCCCCCTGCAACGTACTCAGCTAATTCAATGTAAACTTGTTGTTCCATGGTTAGTTAGTTGAGAACTCAGCAAGCTGCCCACTCGAGGAAGCGCTACACTTTGCCTCCCAAGCATGCCTCGCTTCACTCCAAGGATCAGGCTGCATTCTTACCCCCGATGCATAATCGCGTAGCAACGTCTGAGCTTTTCTCATATCGCACTCGGTATACAACAAAGCCTTTTTACATTCCATCAGGCCACAACCAGTAAGGTTCCTGAGCAATATTACCTCCTCCGCAGAAGGAGTTGGATAGCTATTTGATGGGGTGTCTGAACGATTGTTTATCGAATCCATGCGTCTCTGCCTTTGCCACATCTGTCATGGCTATATCTACACACTTCTCTGTGTTAAGTGAAGATATGTACATTTGAATTGACTTCCAAAGCTCAAAGGGATCAAGGATCTTAGTGAGCGATGTTGCAGCAAGAATTGGAGTTTCCTTGAGGTACCTGCCGTTGTACCAAGTACAGTCTTTTGTGGGAAGAATTTCAAGCAACTCAGTAAAGGAAGTGGGCATAACAGCTTTCTGTCCCTTGTAATTGTGCAGCCATCTCAGCTTGGGTCTAATAGGTGATATTGCGAGAGGCCTGCCAAACAGATTGATGCCTTCATGGAATTGCGCTCTGAGCTCCATATCACAGGATTGAAAGTAGCCATAAAGACTATACGCTGCACCACCCTCAACATAATGTGGGCTGTACTTGATGTTAGATATCTCTATGATATACTGATCTGTGCCCGCTTCGACAAGAAAAAACCCTGTTAAGGAGAGCCCCCTGTGCTCAACAAAAAGCTCTACCAAAGAGGCGTCTGTGATCCTGACTGACCCTCTTCGATCAAACACTACTTTTTTGTCTACGCCATAGATGTTTGAGAAGTGATCGTAAAAATCCCGGTTCCTATCAATAATAAGCATGTCAGCCCTCCCGTGCATAGTATAAGCTATGAGTGAAAATTATTGGAAGAGTGGGATTTGAACCCACAAGACCTTTTGGTGGTGGGTAGAATTGAACTACCGACTCCCGAGATATCAGCTCGGTACTCTGACCGCTGAGTTACACCACCTATAATTACATTACTCTTCCCTTTCGCCAGCCAGGGGGGATAATGTCTGTTTTCAACACAGTTTTAGATTTTTGCCCATCAGTGATCCACATCTTGTTCCTCATATGTGTTGACGCCTTAAATGTGGTTCCTTTCCACCATCCAGCCGGAATAGGGGAATCCGGATTATGCCTCTTGCTAACAAGCCCATCCGTAATAATAAAGGTTCCAGATACTTGAGTAGAATGAGCGGGGAGCATTCCTCTTTCCCACCCGGGTGGTATAGCCTCCCCCTCATTATGTTTTTCGCACACGAAACCATTGTTGATAAAGAATTGTTTGGGCCGATTCACAGTCATTCCCCTATGCCAACCACAAGGAATCTCATTTGACTTTAAAATATATAGATTCTCACTTCCGTTAGTAATCCACATTCGATTTGATTGATTTGGACCCCTGTGGCCCCCAATACTGTTGTTGTAAACTTCAGGCTTGCATATGAAATCCTCGGTAACTAATTCTGCTTCCTTTTCATACATGGACTCCTCAGAAGAGCATTCTAACAAAATTCTTTTTTCAAAAGAGTCTTTACCGTATTTTTTTATAGCATTCTTAATAGCGACGCCGGACCCCATGTATCCATCATTAATATTTTCTGTTTTGTGGGCCCCTATGTAGATCTTTCCGTTTACTCTGTTCCTAATTAAATAGATTATATACTTCATATTTAATTAGTAAGCCAGCTTGTGGGAGACATGCCACTTGACCAGTTTG